GATTATATTACACTCAGCAATGAGGCGTACCAATCTAACACTGAAAGAAGCAGTAACTGCAATGGAAATGTATGCTAACGACAAAGAGTTTCACGAACATCTTGACAGGATGTATGCAAATGAGGTAATACTAGACGAATGAAACACTTAACACTCGACGTAGAAAACACTGTGACCAAACGGGATGGCAAGAAACACCTTGATCCATTCGAACCTGAGAATACATTAGTCATGGTGGGTATGCTAGATGATCTTGGTAACGAAACCATTGTGACATTTGATCACGCAGAGCATCCACCCACCGACAGGGGAGCACAGATAGTACAAGACCTTCTTGACTGTGCTCCTCTACTTATCATGCACAATGCCTCACACGATCTATTGTGGTTATGGGAGTCTGGGTTCACATACAATGGCCCTATCTTTGATACCATGCTAGGCGAGTATGTATTGCAACGTGGACGGAAAGAACCACTGTCACTTGAGGCATGTGCAGAACGCTACGAACTTGACACCAAGAAACAAGACACCATGAAGGAGTGGTTGAAGGCTGGTAGACAAGTTCGTGACATGCCACATGAAGAGCTAGAGAGCTACTGTATTGATGATATAAAGGCAACACAACAACTGTACTTACGTTTGATGGCGAAGTACGAGGAGTGTAGTACACTGGCAGGAACAATACGACTAACCAATCAGCTTGCTGTACATCTTGCACGTATCTATCAACGTGGTTTTGCCGTTGACATGTCTGTGCTTGAGGAAGTTAGGCAAGAGTTTACACAAGAACGTGACACTCTAATAGCCAGCCTTGCTGCACAGGTACATACACTAATGGGTGACACACCTATCAACCTCAATAGTCCAGAGCAATTGTCTTGGGTTATCTACAGCCGCAAACCCAAGGACAAAAAGTTTTGGGCAGATCTGTTTGATGACTACATGGATGATCAGGACTACAAGTATCAAGTACGTAACAGTAGTGATGTCTTGTACAAGCAGAAGGCAAAGCAATGCAATACCTGTAAAGGTAATGGCTATATACAAAAAGTAAGGAAGGATGGAACACCATATGCAAGAACTAATAGATGTTCTGATTGTAATGCTGTTGGCTTTTTATTTCTGGACACCACCGACAAGGCGGGGTTAAAGTTTACTGCACCAAACAGTAAGTGGGTAAGTGCTCATGGCTTTAGCACTAGCAAGGATAACCTCGTATACCTTGAGGGTGTTGCTCGTAGCAAAGGTAACACAGAGGCAGAACAGTTTCTGTCTAATGTCCGTAGGCTATCTGCAGTGGAAACCTACCTCTCCAGTTTTGTAGAGGGCATTTCAACCCACGTCAAGCAGGATGGTAAACTTCATGTCAGACTGTTGCAGCATCGCACAGGTACTGGCAGACTGTCAGGGGCAGACCCTAACATGCAGAACATGCCACGTGGCGGTACGTTCCCTGTTAAACGTGTATTCAAATCACGATGGGATGGCGGTCACGTGATGGAAGCTGACTTTGCCCAGCTTGAGTTTCGTGTGGCTGCATTCCTATCACAGGACAGGACTGCCATTGACGAAGTGACTACAGGCTTTGACGTACACTCATACACTGCCAAGGTTATCAGTGATGCAGGTCAACACATGTCCAGACAGGAAGCCAAGGCACATACATTCGCCCCCCTATATGGGGCAAGTGGATTCGGTAGGACACAGGCAGAAGCTGAGTACTATCAGCAGTTCACAAAGAAATACAGTGGTATTGCTAAGTGGCACACCTTACTTGCTAGTGAGGCATTGAACACAGGCAAGATTACTACACCATCTGGTCGTGAGTTTGCATTCCCTGACGTACAACGTAGACGTAATGGTAGTGTGACATATTTCACACAGATAAAAAATTATCCTGTACAATCGTTTGCTACTGCTGACATTGTACCTATATCTCTGATATACATTGACAAGATGTTAGAGGTAAACAAACTTAACAGTTGTATCGTTAATACAGTGCATGACAGTATTGTGATTGACGTACACCCCAATGAGAAGGAGAAAGTATTACGGATCATTAGCCGTACTAATGAAGTACTTACGTCACTGGTCAACAAACGATGGAACTTGGACTTCAATGTCCCATTGCTATTAGAAGCAAAGATTGGTCCGAATTGGCTTGACACAAAGGACGTAGCCTGATATAACTATAGCTCTGTTAAAACGAAAAGGAGAAACATATGACACTAGTAGAAACATTTAACACTTCAGACTACAGCCAAATGGCTGCAACAATGGGTATGTCTGCTGACAACAAACCTTCACGTGATAGCTCAATGCTGGCACGTTTACGTATCAATCACTCAGCTATCATGGGTGAGCAAGAAGTAAATGGCAAGAAGGTAAAGCTAGAGGTAGTCTCTGGTGGCACATACAAGTTGGAGATTCCTGACGGTCCAACGTACTATGCTGAGTCAGCAATCATTCGTCCGTACATGCAACGGTTTATGTACAAACGATTTATCATGGGTAACAATTCCACACCCAATCGTTACGTCAAGACTGTCATGGCTGACAACTTGAACATTGATCTCAAGGACAATGACGGTGGATTTAACTGTGGTAAACCTGCTGGTTGGATTGAAGACTTCAAGGCATTGCCACAGAAGACACAAGATCTGATTCGCCAGATCAAACGTGTACGTGTAATGTTTGGCACAGTATCTCTGGTCAATCCCGTAGATGCTAACGGTAATCCTGTCACACAAGACTTGGCAGATACCCCATTCATCTGGGAGATTGAAAACCGTGATGCATTTAAAATGGCTGGTGGTATCTTCACCAAACTTGGAAAGATGCGTAGGCTACCACCAATGCACACGATCAAGTCTACTACACAAGAACGCAGCTTACCAAACGGTAACAGCTTCTTCCTTCCAGACTTGGAGTTGGATGTAACAACCTCATTGGATCTTGATGCAGAGGCACAGGAAACTCTTACAAACTTCCTTGCTTGGATTGCAAACTACAATGAGTACATCGTAAATGCTTGGGATGAAAACGTTCACAAACACGATGACATTCCATTCGCTGATGTGGATGAAATCATTGATGCAGACATGGACGAGTTTGCATAATGGATCACCCCGCTGAACTAGCAATACATCAGTACCTTCAGGATGCTGCCAATGGTAAGTCGCAAATGTCTGACGAAACTATTGAACGTGTCTCCACTGAAGTTGCTGATGCATTGAAGAGACAGTTTGGCTCTGGTAATAAACGTGACGAGTTTAAGTTAAGGATGTCCAACATTGGGCGTCCTACTTGTCAGCTTTGGTTTGAAAAGAACAAGCCTGAGAAGGCATTACCAAGACCCACAACGTTTTTAATGAACATGATGATAGGAGATATAGTTGAGGCGGTTTTTAAAGGCATTCTCACGGAAGCAGGAGTACAGTTTCAAGACACTGACCACGTTACTTTGCAGGTTGGAGATAGAAATAATAGTTCTATCAATGGTAGCTATGATCTTGTTATTGAAAATTCTGTCGATGACGTAAAGTCTGCATCTGATTGGAGTTACAGAAACAAATTTAAATCATACGAGTCCTTGGCAAATAAAGATTCGTTTGGTTATGTGAGTCAACTTGCTGGCTATGCCCAAGCATCTGGGTATAATGCTGGTGGTTGGTGGGTTATAAACAAAGCCAATGGGCAGTTCAAGTATGTTAAATCTGAGATTGACATGCAGGATCAACTGCGTAAGATAAGAGATACCGTGGAGACTGTGAATGACAATAGTTTCCAACGGTGCTTTTCCCCTGTACCCGAATTGTTTCGGGGGAAAGCAACGGGAAACTATGTACTTGATGAAGGTTGCAAGTTTTGTGATTTCCGTCAGGAGTGTTGGCCTTCATTGCAAGAGATACCATCCAAGGTATCACAAGCAAAGGAGCCGCCAATTATGCAATATGTAGAAAGGAGTGATGTATGATTGGAGATGCTGAAATAAAAGAAATGCAAGAACACATTGCAGAAATGGAACGTGAGATTGCAGCAAAGAAGAAAGCCCTACGTGAAGCTAAGTATGCAGGGCTACGTGCAGCTATGCAAGCTCGTAAAGAAGCAGATGAAGCTGTTAAGCAGGAACTAAAGGAGTTGGGTATCACAGCCTCTTCTTTTAGCTTTCCTTTAGATCTTCATTGGAAGTTCTAGTGCATCATAAGCAATTTAAAGCTGCACTAAAGCAGGGGTATAGGAGTGGTCTTGAGATAAAGGTCAAAGAATTTCTACGAGAGAATAACATACCTATAAAGTATGAGTATCTCAAGATAGAATGGGAAGACCTTATGTACCGTACCTATACCCCTGACTTTATATTACCTAACGGTATAATCGTTGAGGTTAAGGGTAGGTTCACTGCCGCAGATCGACGTAAACATATCTGTATCAAGAAACAACATCCAAAGCTAGATATACGTTTCGTATTTGAGAGTAGCAGACGAAAGCTAAGTAAGGGTGCTAAGTCTACATATGCATCGTGGTGTGAAAAGAATAAGTTTATGTACAGTGATCGTGTGATACCACAGGAGTGGTTGAAGGAGAAAGGTAAAAACATGCACCCAGATTTTATCCAGTTCCCTTTAAAGAAAATAAAAAGGAGTTAGCATGGCTACGGTATTTAAAGAGTTCGATGATAATGACGTAATGGTAAGGCTATCACCTTTCTTAGATCCCAAAGGAGAATGGACAGGGGAGTTGCTAGTTGGCATTGTAGCCTCAGAAGATAATGAGTTATCTGATGATGATTACCTAAGTATAATGCAGCTTGGCTCTATGCTATGTGCAGCAGTCCCTTTAATGGAAGAGAACGAAAAGTTTAGGGAAATGCTTTACAATCAAACACAAAATATGTTAGAAGAAGATAGGAAAAAGAAACCAACGGTCACAAGACAAGAAGATAATGTGATCAAAGTAAATTTTTGAAAGGAGCAAACGAATGGCAGACATAGTAAACAACCCACCACACTACAACCAAGCTGGCATTGAATGCATAGATGCTATTCGTGCAGCTACTGGTGATGGTTTCCAGTATTATTTACAAGGTAATATTATGAAGTATCTCTGGCGGTATCGTTATAAGAATGGCCTAGAGGATTTGAAAAAAGCCAGATGGTATCTGGATGCATTAATAGAGGATCGTACTAATGAGAGTAAAGATACTTTTGACGATTGATCTTGATGAAGAGGAATACCCCATGCCAGTAGATGGTATGGTTGTAGAAGAAGTAGATGAAACATTACGTAATCTAATCCATGATGTAGATGGTATGGATGTAAGAGCAATGAAAATAATAGTAGAGGATTGACGCATGAATATGAATGATTATCAAAGACAAGCTGCCACAACAGCAATCTATCCTGCATCTGTACAGGTGCTGTACCCTACACTAGGACTTGCAGGTGAAGCTGGTGAGGTAGCAAACAAAGTAAAGAAGATTGTACGTGATGGTAAACTTGACAAAGAGGCTATAGGATCTGAGATAGGAGATTGCTTGTGGTACATTGCAGCTATCTGCAAAGACTTGGGTCTAAAGATGGAAGACGTAGCACAAGCTAACCTTGATAAGCTACGCCAACGTCAGGAGAAAGGCACACTGTCAGGATCGGGAGACACAAGATGAGCAATTACCTACCAACAGACTATCAATCCTTCATACACAAATCACGATATGCAAAATACTTTGATGGGTATGGTCGTGAGAATTGGGACGAGACAGTAGCACGTTACATGGATAATGTAGTTGAACCTGTAATAAACAGTGGTGAGAGTGAAGAAAACCTAAACATTGCACACGACATTGAACAAGCTATACTTGGGCTAGAGGTAATGCCATCCATGAGAGCCATGATGACTGCTGGTCCTGCATTAGAACGTGACAACACTGCTGGGTATAACTGTAGCTACCTACCCGTAGATGATCCTAAGTCCTTCGATGAGGCTATGTTCATCCTTCTCTGTGGTACTGGTGTTGGCTTCAGTGTCGAGAGGCAGTTCATCAGCAAGCTCCCTGAGATTCCCACTCTCTTTGACTCTGACACCACCATTGTGGTCAAGGATAGTAAGGAAGGTTGGGCTAAAGCATTCAGACAATTGTTGGCACTCCTCTGGGCTGGCGAGATTCCAAAGTGGGATGTCTCTCTTGTACGTCCTGCAGGTGCAAGACTAAAGACGTTTGGTGGCAGAGCCAGTGGACCTGCACCTCTTGTTGAGTTGTTCAACTTTACTGTAACCACATTCAAGAATGCACAGGGTCGTAGACTATCCAGTATAGAGTGCCATGACCTGATGTGTTTCATTGGTCAGATCGTAGTGGTAGGTGGTGTACGCAGATCAGCAATGATCAGCCTATCCAATCTGAGTGATGATCGTATGCGTCATGCTAAGTCAGGACAGTGGTGGGAGACTGCCGCACACCGTGCCTTGGCAAATAATAGTGTTGCATATACAGAGAAGCCTGATGTAGAAACATTCATGCGAGAGTGGACTGCACTGGTAGAGTCTAAGTCTGGAGAGAGAGGAGTATTTAATCGTGAAGCATCTAAGAAACAGGCTGCTAAGTATGGTAGACGAGATCCAGAGTATCATTTTGGGACTAACCCATGCAGTGAAATCATCTTGCGCCCATATCAGTTCTGTAATCTTACAGAAGTTGTGGTCAGGGCTACAGATACTATCGACAGTCTTAGTAGAAAGGTCCGTCTTGCAACCATTTTGGGAACTATTCAATCAACCTACACCAAGTTCCCAT